GTTATTCCTTCAACTTCTTTTCCGGTTAATATACTAATATCGTATAAAGTTCCTAGAGCTTCTCCTGATAATTGTACTGTATCTTTTAATTCTTGAAATATGGCAAGGTTCTTTTCATTTAATTTTGCAAAAGTACCGTACCTGTTATTTATTTCAATAAAAGCTTCTGCCTGTCCTTGAGTAGTTACGTTGAGTAGGTAGCTAGCGTTAGCAGCATCATTTAATTCATTTGTTAATCCTGCGGCCTGACCGTAAGAGATGCCAAAGTTTTTAGCAATTTTACCGGCACTCTCATCAGCTTCTAACAACTTACCTACAAACTGTTCTGCTAAAAACAAAGGATCTACTAAGCCTTTTGCAATATTACCACCCAAGCTTGAAAGCCCGGATCCCATAACCTTTAATTTGTCTCCGAAACTAGCTGCTTTTTGTCCTCCGTCTGTAACTTCGTTAGAGACTTCTATCATCTTGTCTCTAGCCTCTGCTAGAGCATCGTTTACGATGCCAAAGTCAAAGCCCATCTTTTTAAGACCTTCAGAGACTCCACCGACGAGTCCGCCGGTTGCTCCTAAAGCTGTATTAAAGTTTTGGGAAATTTTAAGGTTTTCCCGAGCTTGCTGGACATTAGCAGTTTGTATGTCATACTGTTGGGCTGCGTTTTGTACTGCTTCAATATCAAACTCCTGGGCATCAATAACGCTGTACAGGTATTTTTCTCTCTCAGCTCCAGATTTAGCTAAAATTTCCCGAATGTGATCTTGTTGAAAACCTTGATTTTTTAATGCTTTATTAACCTCAATGTTTATACTCTGTTGAGCTTTTAAGCTTTTATTTAAATCTTTCTGAGCTTCAACAGTAGATTTAGCACCTTTAGAAGCATCTTGAAAATTTTGCAGTACTTCTTTTGAACTCTTAGCGACTCCCTTTAATGCATCTTGAAGTGCTTTTGCATCTACAGAGGTTAGAGTAGTAAGTCTGGCGATGTCTTGAAAATACTGAACAACGTCTCTGGATTGCCCGAGACGATCAATTATTTCTTCGACTGTTTTGCTTAACTTTTCAGGATCTAGAGCCATACTATATAGGTATAAATAGTTCTATTACTTATATTGAACCTTACCTGGATTTGCTTTTAATGCTTCGGCTTTATTGGTATTACCAGAAGAATCCATTAAAGTAGTGCTATTACCCTTTTTATTAGCAGCTTTAACCTGCTCATTCTGTTTAGTATAATAATCCTGTATTTTACCGAAGGTAAACTTTCTCAACCATAATGGCATGTTGTAGACTGTGCTATAGTCATACCCTCCCTGGCCGTGAAACACTATCTCATGTATCTCGGAAAACAAATTCATCCTTGCCTGACTGCTGTTGTCAGGCGTCTGGCCAAAAAAAGGACAGATTAATAGGTACGTCGATGAATAGCCCCGGTTCCAATTCGTAGTTTAAATCTACGTCAGGTTGAATGCTTCTCATGTACTCTCTAAAAGCTCTTGAATCGCGAGCTAAAAAATGATTCTCTACAAAATCTCTAATGACTTTAGTATCTCTTTGACCGTTTACAGATGTTAGTGTGTATTTTAGTCTGGTAGATAGATCTGGAGAAGCATCTTTGTTTATTTTTTTATAACCTTCAATTTCTTTATTTATTGTTTGCTCATCTCCGTGAGTTAAGAATTTAAAAGTAACTTCAGTTTCAGATGTTGGTAAAGTATAGCTAAATTCGTTTATGCCTTGCTTGTACATTTCCTCATCTATAGCTTTATGCTCTAACTTTGTTAAATCGACAGAATAAGATTTCCCATTATATACAATGTTATAATCGCTTCCGTAACCTAAAATTCTAGAAGCAATCATAATTGCATTCTTATCTCCGATTAATAAATCATTGTAATCGATTGTAGAAACGATTAAAGATTTTAAAAGTTTATCTAAAACCGTACCGTCCTTAATATAAGCTTGGTTGGTAAGGATATCTTCTTCCTTTGCAGTCATGTACTTCATCTCGATTTTACCTGAAGATAAAGGATTTGATTCTGGGTAGAGTAGACCTTTAGATGGTAACTCGACAATCTCGGTTGGCATTTTAAATTCTGACATATACTTCTTAGTTGTAACTATTCTCTTATAAATATATATGAATTAGGTTTATACGTCAACTAAAACGTAATTTCCTTTGTAATTCATAACGTTTGTAGGTGACCAATCGATTTCATCTGGATTAATACCTGCTTTTTTAAATGCTTCTTTCAAGCTAACTAAGAATTGCTTTAACTTATCTGATAATTCAGGGTCTAATTCTTCGTCGTATACTAGGAAGTCCTCTGCTTTGGTTCCATTAATAGAGATTTCTTGTGCTTCCTCATGTGCTAGCTGCTCGGCATCCGTCATATCAATTACTCCAGATCTACCTCCGGCAAGTCTCTCTACTTTGTAGATAGGGATAATGCATGAGAAAGAATGGTTTAACAGTTTCTCAGCGTGTTCTAGCTCATCAACATCCGTAGTAAGCTTCTTTACGTCGGATCCTTTTTCCATTACAATGCCATTATCTCCACCTCCTATTTTTGTATAGCCGTCTTTCTCCAATTCGTATTGTTTGGCTTTTAAAGCCGGTGGCATAACCAGTTCGTTTAGTAGATCTATGAGTTTCATGTAATAAAAAAGCCCTCTCTAATAAATAGGAGGGCTCTTTCTTTAAGTTTAATTTTACTTAGAAGTTCAAGATACAATAATCCATTCCGATGTTTAAAGTGATATTCTGTGCTTCTGCATCAGTATCCCAGTTTAGATCGGCAAATTTAGCAGACTTGATGAATGCTCCTTTGATAATCCATTCTGAAACGATATCACCTACAGGACCTAAGATGTCGATAGTCAAATCTTTTTTATAGAAGTCACTGTAACCATCTCTACCTGTTACTGATTCGTGGTGAAGACGTACCCACTCCATTGTTGCTTGAGCACCGGAAGGAGTAATTGGATCGTACAAAGTCATTGAAATATCTGACCATGCATTTCTGCCTTTTACTTTTCTGTATACGTTAATGTGGTTTAATTTGATTTCCTCAGCAGTTACTTCAATTCCGGTTACACCTTTGATGAAGTATGAAGGAATACCATCCACATACATTATAAATCTATTCGCTACTTTGGGTTCAAAGGCGGTGAAGAAGATTTCATTTGGATTTAATACTGCCATGTTATTTTATGTTTATCTGTTATAAATAGTTATTAACCTGGGAATGTAGCTCCTGTTGGCGTTAAATTAAAGTCTAAGTAGATAAATTCAGCAGTCTTGGTAGGCTGTAAGTAAATCTGACCTACTAATTGGTTTCTGTCGATTACATCAGCAGTGTTATTAGAGTCATCCATGATTACTTTAAAAGCGTAAAGACCTTGTCTTTGCTGTACTGAAGTCAAATAAGGATTAACTTGAGCCAAGAAGCTGTTTCTAGTTGCGATAGTGTTCTGTTCGAATACTAAGTTGTCAGCAATTTGAGAAATATAATCTTTAACTGTGATCAACAATCTTCTAACGTTTACCCGATCTAAAGCAGAAGCTTTCTTCTGTAATGTCTTCTGACCGAATACTACAACACCCTGGTTAGGGAAAGTAGCAATTGGGTTAACATTACCTTGATACAAAGTATCTCTGTCTCCTTGAGTTAATTTTCTTTCCGCTCTTACTACTGTAGATAATCCACCTCTGTTAAATCCAGCAGGTGCAAACCAAGCCTCAGTTGAGTTATCGTTAAATGCATACACTGCAGGAATCAAAGTAGAAGCTGGTACCCATACTGCATTACCTGTAGTAGGATCTGCTGCTTGTACCCAAGGCCAATAAGTTGCACCGTAAGATGTATCCATCCCTAATGCTTGACCGGTTACTGTATTTAAAGCACTTCCGTAAGGAACCACATCAACTACTGCGATATTGTCTCCTCTGTTCTGTGCATTTGATACTACTGTAGAAATTTGAGTTGCAGAACTTACTCTGTTCAAACCTGGCATTGAAATTACGTTATATTGATATTCATCGGCGTTAGCAAGTAAGTTCAACATAGTAGTGTAGTCACTTCCTGTAACACCTTGAGAATCTGCATTAGCAGTCAAACCAGCATTTTCGTAGAAGAAAGCCTGTCTTTGTGTGAAAGGAGTTCCTGCTGCTGCACCAAATGTACCTGAACAAGCAGTTGGAATAGATCCAGTAAATTGTGCTTTAGCAGTTCCGTTGTTATCAAAGTAGTTTGGAGTTTGGAAGTTAACGGCTTTAACTCTTACGTAGTTAGATGCATTATTATAAGATCCAGAAGTTTGAATATAGTAGGTTGAACCGTCTGTTGCAATGTTTTGATCTTGATCTCCGATTACTCTTGAAACGTAGTTAGAAGCTTTAGGATCTAACGACAAGTTAGTCCATGTTTCTATAACAGCTTTAGAGTTACCAGTATCATCACCTTTTCTGATTAATAATGCAAAAGTACCGGATGCTGTATTAGGAGAAACAATTTCCCATCTAATATTATCAGCAGACCCTGAGGGTAAAGTATTATTAGTGCTTTCAGTTGAAGTACTATTCATGATAGTTCCTTTAGATAGAGTTTCTAATACAAAAGGAGCTACACCAGTGGTAGGTCCGCCTGACCCAGTGGTCATCATAGACGAAGTTGCCCCTGTGTAGGTACCGTTCGTAATTCTACCTACCAATAAAGAATCACCGCCGTTTTGGAAGTAATTATATGCCGCTATTGAGGTAAAATAGGTGTAAAAGTCTGAACCTGATTGTACCAAGGTTCCAAATTTGTTCTGATAGTCTGAGTAAGTGGTAACGACGGTCGGTACTGTAGGTCCTTTAACTGTAGGGCCTAGGATGGCTGCTCCGGCCTGAATAGGCTGGGCGGTCAAGAACGACTGATCGTTTTCTCTCGCTAAAACACCAGGGGATAATAAAGTTTCTGCCATTTTATTTTAGTTTGTTAGATAGTTCTAGTATAAATAGCAAATAACCCTTCAAAAAGTTCTTAGAGGTCGTTGATATTCGCTACTACTTCGGTGGTAAAATTCATCTTTCCTTTGGAGAAAAACTTCTTTGTTGATACTAACTCTTTATTAATTACATTAGGAATAATGTATCCATACATTTTAATATTGAAATTGGTCTTAATTAACCTTTCTTCACCCTGATTCAGGGTTTCATTGTTAGTGAAGCTATCAATTCTAGCTCTAAATTTAAATCTTTGAGGATCTCCCCAGTAAGAATCTGATGAGTAGTTAATTCCTTCGACTATCTGGTTCATCTGCTCGATATAATAAGTCCAGATAATACATTCGTAATTTAAAGTGACATAATCCGGAATTACTACTGCCTGATATGAAATTACAGGTTTTCTATTATTTAATAAATTAAAGTTTGAGTAAGCGTCCCCTTTTTGGTAGGATTTCCCTGCAACTGCATAGTTATGGGGGTTGTTAGCATCTAGCTTATTTCCAACAACATAAGATTTGTCCATTGATGTTCTTCTGAACATAATGATAGGGCACATAATCTTACTATTTTTATCTCTGTAGTAACCGTCTTTTTGAACTGCTTTCCACCTTTCAGGGTTTCCGTAGATGATTGGAACAGCTATTTGAGTTCCGTTCTGGTAGACTTGAGGTTTAATTACATTATTAAAATAATAGGTAATAGCTTCGTCGATGTCTCCAATACCGACTGTATAATCTTTTGTACTATCTCCTTTGACGGAGATCTGTTCTGCACGGTAATTTTTTGCTGTTGCAGGGTTTTCAGGGTTCTGAAATACTGGTAGTGGCACAACTGAACTGTTTGGGTTATCTAACAGCGGGGATTGTTGAGAGATTGAAATTTCTCTCTGTGTTTTCGGTACTGGTTTTCTAATCTTGTCTGCCATTACATTCTTTCTTTGGTTATACCTAGTTTGTCCGCAGGTACTAGGTGAGTTGAACAAGCGATACTAATTGATGAGCCATATTGATCTAACCCTTCAGAATACGAGTAATCAGGTACTTTTCCTACGAAGTATTGATTCTCAACAACTCCATCTACTTCGTAGTAATTTTCATAGTAGAATATGACGTCTCCAACCTCTGGAACAATTGCTACGTCAATAAGGTCCTCTCTAAAGAATGAAATATTTAGTGTTTGGCCAGTATCTGGTCCAAATGCATCGGAAGTCCAGGTTGGATCTTGCCGTTCAATCAAACAATTAAGGAGGGTTGGTTCGCTAAAGAATTTATTGGTGGCTTCTCCGTAAATGTTTGATTGTGAAGCTCCGAGAGTTAGTTTGTAGTAGCCAACCTGCTGAGTTACAATATTAGGTAGTAACTCCCGGTTGATACTATTGATCAACAATACGTCTCTAGATCTTCCAAATAAAGCCATTTATATCTCTTCAATTTTTTGCAATTGTTTGGTACTATATTTAAATTTCTTTAAAGTAGGAATGGTTGCCATTGCTTCTTTTTTTATTAATTCAAAAGTTTCTTGACCGGGCTTTAATGTAACTACTTTTAATTGAAGTAATCCTCTTGGATTTAAATCTTCTTTATCTGTTTTATTATTCACAACAGTAACATAACGTAAACCTCTGATTAACTGAGCGATATCAGTAATGTTAGTTTCATCGGAAAATTCAACATAAACCAAATTTTTGTACATTGAATAAGTTACTTCGTTTAATAGATCTGTTAATCTCATTATGCTATAAATATTAGTTGTGGAACCATGTTAAGCTCCTTCTGTTTATAATCAGCTTCTAGAGCTCTTCTCTCGAGTAATTTATCTCTTGATGTATCATCTAAGTAAAGTTTTAATTTCTCTAAAAGCAAGTTTTTCTCAGCAGTAGCTGCAGAAATTAAATCAGCATGGTTTAAGGTAACGTCTGCGCCTGGGATTGTTATAGTACCGTACTTACCTCTCACATACCCGAGCATCTCTTTGACTAAGGCTAAAGTATATTCAAAGATCCACTGTCTACCTATTGAGTTGATTTGGGTATAAACTGGGTTAGCATAAGGAACATTAGAGACGTTAGAAACTAATGCTGCAGAATTAGCCATCACTGGATTGTTTCTTTCTGAGTTTTTAATGTATTCGAACCGGTACATTCCTCCGGTTACGGTTGGTACTGGGAACACTCTTAATCTATTGTTTACTAGCTCAAAAGAGAAGTTTGATTTTCTGATCTGGTCGTTAAATTCAATAGCTTGAATCTTCTGAAGATCATAATTGATTGGCATCAGAAGAAAGTTGATTGCCGGTGAATAGTTACCCCATCCAAAAGTATCTAATAGGTTCATCATTCCGGTTCCTGTTCCTGCATAAGGATCAAAGTAACGAACGATGGCCGGAGGCGCTTCGTAAAATACCCTCTTAATTTCGATTGTATCACCAGGTGTTAGAGAAGCAGAAGCACTAGCCCATACATTCATATCGTAATTCTGCTGACCGGCAATAGTATCAAAAGAGCCTGTATACCAAGTTACTGTTCCGCCTACTCCAGCTTCTTCTCCGTATTGATTAGACATTCTAACAATAGCTCCGAAATTTGGTTGAATTACTGAGTTATTTAAAGCAGAGCCTGTAGAAGCTCCTTCCATTGAAAGAAAGTCCTGCCTTACTTTAAATGCATAAATTTCATTTCCGTAAGTTGTTACTGCTTCTTCAAAAGCTGTATAGAAGTTAATGTCCTGTAATTCGACATCTACTAGCGGGTATCCTAATCTCCTTGCACAGAAATTCGATACTTTATCAGCATCTGTTTGAAACTGATAGTCATAGTCGTAAAAACCGAATGGAGTATCTCCGGGAAAGAAGGATGAGGAACCGGGCCAGATTTGAGCGTTAGCCATATACTAATAAATAGTATAGACT